ATGGAGAGCTGCTACCGATAAAGAGAAACAACAAATACTAGGAGACATAAGCCTAATAGGTAAGTATCTTTATTTCGAGAAAAATCTGTTACCAACAACAGAGGACTATAAAATGTTATATAATATAAATAAAAAATAAATATGGAATTAACAGGTACAATTAAATCAATAGGAAGTTTAGAAACTATAAAACAGTTAAAGAAAAAAACTGTATTAGTAGAGACTGCTGGAAAATATCCACAAACGATACCAGTAGAATTTTTAAATGATAAAATTGATTTAGTTAACAGCTTACAAGTTGGGCAAACAATTAACGTAGGAGTTAATTTAAGATCTAACGAGTACAAAGGTAAATACTACATAAACGTTACAGGATGGAAAATAGTTAATGCTGTTGCAGAAACAACATCAAACGCACAAATGCCAGACGTTAACGATAATCTTCCATTCTAATGATAGTAAACTCTTCTAAAATATTTGAGAAACTTTTAGATATTAAACACGGAAGAGTTAAGGAAGGTTTAAAAATAGGAGTTCCAGACATAGACGAATACTTACGATACAAACAAGGCAATTTTAATTTATTAATTGGTCATGCTAATGTTGGTAAAACAACAGTTATATTGTATTTGTTCGTCATATGGGCTCTTAAACACAAAAAGAGGTTTTTAATCTGGTCTTCAGAAAACACACCTCAATCAATTCAAAGAAAAATAATAGAGTTCAAAATGCGTAAGCCTATTACAAAGGCTGAAGACGCAGAGATAAAAGACGCACTAGAATGGTCTGATTCTTATTTTAAGATTATAGACGTTGAAGAACTTTACACATACAAAGAATTACTTGAAGAAGCAAAAGATATTAAGGATGCTTGGGATTATGACGCTATACTAATAGATCCATACAACTCTTTAATAAAAGACAAACAACTATATAAAGAAGTAGGAGGTCATGAATATGACTATCAAGTTAGTACAGAATTTAGATTGTTTGCTAAAAGAAACAACATAACATTATTCTTAAATGCTCATGGAGTAACTGAAGCTTTAAGACGTATGCACCCAAAAGGACATGAATATGAAGGATTGCCAATGCCATTAAACATTGCTAGTGTTGAAGGAGGTGGTAAGTGGGGAAACCGTTGTGATGATCTGATTTGTATTCACAGGTACACATCTCATCCAACAGACTGGATATACTCAAACTTATTAGTTTTAAAAATAAAAGAAATGGAAACAGGAGGAAGATGTACACCGTTTGATGAACCAATAAAATTAAAGATGGAAAAGAATAATATTGGTTTCACTTTTATGGACAAAGACTTATTAGATAAACAAAAAAAAGAATTATTATTTTGATACTTATTATACTTCTTATTATAACTACAATATTTGTAATGATTGGTCAATACAAAAATGCAGATATTTATATAGCATTAATAAAAGGTTTCATGATAGGAGCATTATTTCACAAAGAACAATATGATGATGGATATGATGAATACACTTTACAGTGTGTCATAGGATTTATAAATGTTACAGTGAAATGGGAAGAGCAGACTGGCTAGAAATAGTAGCAAGACAACATAAAGAATGGATCAGAATAGTTAATGGTTTTGGTGAATATGATTATGCAGAAGATATTGTACAAGAGAGTTATTTAATATTATATAAATATGCTAAACCAGAAAAGGTTATTGAAAATGGTATTATTCGTAGGGGTTATATGTATTTCACTTTACGAACTACTTACTACTTATACTATAATAGTAAGCGAAAAGTTAGGAAGGTTTCTATTGATGATGGTGTACTTCAGTTAGATGATAAAACAGATTTGAGAGAACAAGAAGCATATAATTATATTTGTGAAAAAATAGATGATGAAATAGAAGACTGGCATTGGTATGATAAAAAGCTTTTTGTTTTATATAGAGATACAAATATGAGTATTAGAAAGATTGCAGCAGAAACAAAAATAAGTTGGGTAAGTATATTTAATACTTTAAAGAATGCAAAAAATATATTAAAAGAAAAATTAAAAGAAGATTACGAAGATTACAAAAACGAAGATTATGAACGATTATAATAAATTTAAAGCCAATTTTGAATATCAACAAAAAGTAGCCGCTAAAGGATTTGGCGATACAGTTGAGAAAATAACTAAAGCAACAGGAATAAAAAAAGTTGTAGATACTGTAGCAGAAGCATTAGATGCAGACTGTGGATGTGATAAAAGAAAAAAGAAACTTAATGAATTGTTTCCATATAAAATGCCAGATCTTTTTACTGAAGAGGAATTTTTGTATCTTAAAGATATATTTGAAGAAAAAAAGAACAATATAACAGAATACGCACCAAAAATGTTAGAGATATACAATAGAGTTTTTAAAGACACAAAGAAACTTACTAATTGTAGTCCTTGCTTTGTTGGACAAGTGTATAATAAACTAGAAGCAATTTACAATGAATACAAATAAAATGGAATTAATCAAAGAATTAGAATACGTTACAAACTACCAGACTTTAGGAAATAAATTAATGAAGTGGGGTAAAGAATCAAGCAACGAAGAGATAAAAGAATGTAAAGGGTGTTTAGCAGAGATAGGAATTTATGTTGCACATCTTGAATACGAGAGAAGAACATATGAGAAAACTATAGAGTCATATAGATCAGACAAAGTAAGAGCTCTTAAAAGAGCAAGAAGAGTAGAGGCAGAACTCAATGAAGCCAATAAGATTGTTATAAAATATAATAAGGCTAAAAAGCTAGGACTATGAGTAAACATAAAGAAAGAAAAGAAATGCCAGTATTTACTGGAGTGTTAAAGTATTTTCCTAGAGCACTTAAATATGTATCAAAGATTAGTTACATAGGAAACCAGCAACATCATCCAGACAAACCTCTGCATTGGGATAAGAGTAAATCAACAGACCAACTAGATGCTTTAACTAGACACCTAATAGACCACACTACAGAACCAATAGATGATGATGGAATGTTACATCTAGGCAAAGTAGCATGGAGAGCTCTTGCTGCATTAGAAGACCAATTAGAAAAAGGAGAATGATATGAACAATACAATAACATTACTTAACGGAAAACAATATTCACCAGAAGATTTAATTCCTAAAATGGATGACGATAAGTTTTACTATGGAGAACTAGGTAGAACAGCATTGAGCTCTTCTTCTATAAAATATTTAATGGATAGTCCTAAAGCTTATGCTAGAAGTTTAAACTTTAAGTCAGACAACCCAGCTTTTAAAGCAGGAAGGCTTATACATTTAGCAGCATTAGAACCAGACAAGGTAGATAGTCTAGTACACATAGTAGAAGTACAATCAGCAAGAACAAAAAAATATACAGAGAAAGTAGCAGAGATAGGATCAGATGAATTTGTATATACAAGAAAAGACTATGACAAAGCAATGTATACAGTAGATGCTTTACTACAGAATGATTTGTGGCAAAGAATGACAAGAGGAGCAAAGTTTGAGATACCAGCTATTGGAATGTTACATGGTTATCCCTTCCGTGCTAAAGCGGATATATTAGGTGATGGATTTATTGGTGATTTAAAAACAACATCAGATGTAAAGGCATTTCCATATTCAGCCAAGAAATACTCTTATGACGTACAACTTTATATTTATTGCGAATTATTTAATGTGAGTTATGATAAATTTTATTTCTTTGCAATAGATAAAGGCAAAGGAGATTTAGGTATGTGGGATGCAAGTGAGAGTTTTTATTTATCAGGAAAAGAAAAATTAGAAAGAGCAATTAAAATATTTGAAGAGTACTTTGTGAATAAAGAATCAGAATTAAACGAATATGTCATACGAGGAACTCTTCAGTGATGAAATAGAAAGATATTATCTAATGGCACTGATGGATTTAGCAGCTGGAGCTTCAGAAGAAGAACTAGAAAATGCTATAAAGCTTTATGAAACTTTAGAGAATTATGAAGCATGTGCAGGAATTTTAAAAGCTATAAACGAAAACAAATATTATGATAACATCAGAATTAAAAAGAATAATAAGAAATCAGACTAACATTGATTTAGAAAACGAACACACATTAACTTGTAGAGACAGAGATTTTGTTGAAGCAAGAGCAATGTATTATAAGCTTCTTCGTCAATACACTAATATGACCTATACTAAAATAGGTAGATCTGTGTCAAAAAACCACGCTACCATTTTACATGCATGTAATAATTTTGATTATTGGACAAAGCAAGATGAAGGATTATTAAACGTATATACTAAAATAAAAGAAGAGTTTAGAAAGTATCTAGGATATGAGAAAGCAGACAAGAAACTAGAATACAATCTAGAGAGATTATTAGAAAACTATCTAGAGCTTAAAAAAGAATACGAAGAACTAAAAACCAAATACCACAGTTTTGACTTATTAGACTAATGTTACAAATACCTCTTAATGAAGATATTATCACCTACAGCAAAAAGCTGGTAGGAAGAACTAACTTTGGAATGAGAGGATTCGCAGATGGCAACAAGAGAAATCAATACATAGGAATAGTAGGAGAAAACACCATAAGAGACCATCTAGGTATAGAACTAATGACAGGGCTAGGAGGATTTGATGGAGGATATGATATTGAATGGAATGGTTACAAGGCAGATGTTAAATGTATGGAAAGAAAAGTAGATCCTAAAGATTACTATGTGAATAATGTTCTAGACACACAAATAGGATACATAGCTGATGCATTTATATTTGCATCTATAAATAGATTCACTAAAGTTCTTACAGTGTGTGGATGGGTAACCAAAGAACAGTTTAAAGAAAAGGGTAACTATTACCCTAAAGGAACTATCAGAACAAGAAAGGATGGTACTACCTTTGAACTCTATGCAGGGAACTGGGAAATAGAGAATAGATATTTAAATGAGTTTAGATAAAAAGTTAAAAAAAGAAAACAAGTATTTAAAGAATAAGCTTAAAAAGCTAAACGAATACGATAGGGTTTTAAGTTATCGAATGAATTATCAGGGTAAGTACATAATAAAGGAAAAAGAATATTTTAAAATACATTATGTATTGTCTAATAAGTGTGATGATTTTACTAGAAGGTTTTTAAAAGATATATTTAACAAATTAAAAATGAAAATTGGATTAAGTGAAAAGCAAATGAATATCTTAATAAAAAGCATAAAAAGATATGTACCAGAAGATGTGCTTAAAATTAAGAATTAACAAATGATAACATTTTTTATTGTATTATTGATTAATCAAGTTATTTCAAGTTATGGCACACGGAGGAAAAAGACAAGGAGCAGGTAGAAAACCTAAAGCAGATGAGTTAAATCTAATAGAGAAACTAACTCCATTAGAAGATGCTGCATATCAAGCTCTGAAAGCTGGAGTAGAAAAAGGAGACTTTAAGTATGTTCAGTTGTTCTATAATTACTACGCAGGTAAACCAAGAGAAACAAAAGACATTACAATAAACGAAGACACTCCACTGTTTATTGATTAATGAGAGTCAGAAAGACGATAGCGTTTGACAAGCTTCTTGCATTAGACAAAAGAGTT